AGTGAATCTTCCTTTGTTGTAAACATTCGTGCTATCTGATAATCTTCCAGATGACGCCATCAGGTAGGCGCGGCCCAAACTCTTGAGAGTGAAAATGCGCGTTTCTGTACCTTCCGAAGGCGGCGACCATCAGCTTGAATGCTCCCTTGTGAAGCAGGGCGATGGCCGCAAAGTATGGTCTGCCCGCTGCCGAATCCCATGCGCTGGGTTCGGCTTCACTGGTGTGACTGTCGGTTCAAGTGAAAAGCCTGACGCACAGAGGGCGGAAGTAAACCCGGAAGAGGTCGGCAGGGGTGTTGTCTTCTTGGAGGGCTTTGCCAGCAGCAGCAGTGTGGATTGGCATGGCACAGAAATGAGCATGCGTGCGCTCTCCCATATGGAGCAGCAGTTCAAGAACGGCGTGCCGTATGTCCCATCCCACCGTGATGACGAATGGGATCAGGTGTTTGGCCGCACGGTTGACGCGCAGGTTGTTTCTGGACAAGTCCGAAAGAACGGCGACTTTGATGGGCCAAACGACGGCTTTTTGCTCCGTGTTCGCGTAGCACTCGACTCCAGTGACCCAACGACAAAGAAGCTGGTCAGAAGCCTCGACATGGGCAACACGGTTGGAATGTCGATCGGTGGCTGGTTTACAGAGATGGAAGTCATCACAAATGATGACGATGAAGTGGAGAGAATGATCATCCATGCGGTTGATCTGGACCACCTTGCCACGACCAGACGCCCGAGCAACCCGGATACTTGGATCACAGAGATGCACCGTTCTGTGCAGAGTCTGATCCAGAATAGCAGGGAGAAAACCGCAGGGGTTCGGGCCAGCTACAGCGGGGACTCCAACGGAGAACGCGCAGATCACACCGACTTCGAGCCGCACATGATGTACGACCCGAAGACTGGTGAAGAGAAGATGGTGGAGACCTACGAGGAGCACCTTCGGCTTGCGGACCTTGGCTGGACGCACCAAAAGCCAGAAGAGGAAGAGGAAGAGGAAGAGGAAGAGACGCAGGAAGTGCCGGCAGAGGGTGAGAAGAAGAAGCACTACTACAGCCGTTCTGCAACCGCCTTCGCCAACCTGCCTGTCGCCCCAGCAGAGATGCCTTTCAAGGGATCGAATGTCTCAGACAAGCAGATCAGGAACCACATCCTCACAATGTTTGAGACCAAAGAAGGTCCGGGGTGGGCAGAGCTGAGGAAGGCAAATCTCTGGTTCGACGAGGCAGACCCGGAGAATGTGGATTCATACCGGTTCCTGATTGCGCGGCCTTACGACCCGGATGACCCGGAAAATGCGCTGACGGAAACGGGCGACCTTCATGTTTTCAAGGATGCTGTCAGCGCCTCCATGGAGGAGCTTGAATCTGGCCCGAATCTTCCGGAAGAAGATGTTGTGGAGTGCATGGAGCACGCGCAGAAGTACATGGAGAAGTGGTCGGGCGAGGAAGAGGGCCTGGAAGAAGAAGAGATGAAGGGCGGCGGGTACTACAAGAAGAGGGCCATCAGCAAGTTTGAAGACTTTGACTTTGCAGAGCCGATGGATTCCTCTTGGAGCTTCGACCTCAAAGCGCAAGATGCTTTGTTGTACGAGGGTCGGGAAGAGGGCGACCCGGATTGGGAGCGGTATGGCCGTGCTCATGTCTATGTGGACAAGAGCAGAGCCGATACAAAAGCAGGGTACAAGCTCCCAATCGCAAAGCTCGAAAATGGAAAGATGCTTGTTTACTGGAAGGGCGTTGTTTCAGCGATGGGCGCTGTAAACGGTGCGAGAGGCGGCGTTGACATCAGCGACGCGGAAAAGAAACAGGCATACGAACACCTTGCCAAATACTACGAAAAGGCAGACAAGGAAGCCCCTGCGTTTTCCGGTCGTGCTATCGTAGATGAAACCGTTAGCCCTGTTCTTGACAAACAGGTGCAGACGAGCCAAAGTTCCCACAAAGAAGTAGACGCACATAGAGGCGCGACAGGGATTCTCACCAAAACCAGACCGGAGGGTCAACCAATGTCCGACCACACCACCAGCGAGGCTCCGCAGCCCGCTGAAACGGAGCAGGTCACGCTGGAAGCAATCGCTCGGAGCCTTCAGGCTCAGACCGAGCTTCTGAAGGCTGTGGTCGCTGCGAGTCAGCCCGCCGCCGAGCGTGCAGTCCCTGAACCTGTTGCCGCAGCACCCGACGAAAGCGAAGCTCTCAGAGGGCAGATTGCAGCACTCCAAGAACGCGTTGCCATCCTCGCTGCTGCACCGCAGCGCGTTGGTCGCGCAAAGCGCCTTGCCCCGCATCACCTCGATCGCACCACCGGCACCTTTGGGTCGCTGGTCCGCAGCATCGAGACTTCGATGGGCGACACCGCACTTCACGCAGTCTGCAAGCGCCAAGCAGAACGACGAGACGCTTCCAACAAGGATCTCCCCACCCGTGGTGAGTTGCTGGAAGACCTCCGCGCAGTCCTTGGTGCAGCCTTCGCAGATGGCGTCATTTCCGATCCCGACACCCGTGCAGGCTGGAGGTAATCATGTCGAACCCCGTGAGCCCTCAGTGGGCCAATCTCGATGATCGCCGCAAGGCCGCGTTTGAGCGTGCGATCAATGTCTCCGGTGCAGGCAGCGTTCTGGTCCAGAACTATGTCAACCGCATCATCCAGCAGCTTTCGATCCGCGAGTTCGGCGCTCTTGGTACGATGGATCGCCGCCCCGGTCAGGGCAAGCAAGCCGTCATCAACAGACGGACTTCCTCGACCATGACGGCTGCGAATGTGTGGGTGAGCGATACCGCAGGCCTGACGGAATCGACCGGTTCCTACGCGCAGGCGACCTTCGACTACCAGACGCTTGCCACCCGTGGAAAGCTGACCCGGAAGATGCGTGCCATTGGCCGCAGCTATGTGGACATTCTCGCAGAAGAGATGACCATGAAGCTGGATGACTTCAACGACTCGCTTGAGTCCGCGATGTTCATCGGCAACTCCGGCGCGATCTCCACCCAGATCGACGGCCTTCTCACTCAGATCACCGGCTTTGGTTCGAGCCAGTATGTCGCCAACACCACCGCTGTTGGTGGCGATTCGCTGACTCTCTCCAAGCTGGACGAAGCAATCGACGCAGTGAAGGGCTCCGCATCCCGTTCCGACCTTGCCATCTACGGCTCGTTCGCTGGCATCCGTGCCCTCAACGCTGCGCTTGCTTCCCGTCAGCGTTTCGACTCCATGGTCGAGATTGCTGCCGGCTTCCGTGTTCGCAGCTACGACGGGATTCCGCTCATCGTCTCGACCGGCGTTCCGGACGATTCGCTTGGTGCCGCGACCACCGGTCAGATCCTCGACATCACCGGCGAAAGCAGCAACCCGACAACCAGCTTGGTCATCGTGAACAAGCGGTACAACTGGGTGGAAGAGCTGACCCCGACCACGATGATGCCGCTGGCTCGCGACGACAGCCAGTACGAACAGTTCGACCTCTTCTGGGATGGGGCGCTTGTTTGCTCCAACACCAAGGGTGCCTCGCTGCTCACGATGATCAAGACCTGATCGTCGTCGCAGTATGCGGCATGGCCCTCGGCTGATTTTCAGTCGGGGGCTTTCTGTTTTGATCCAGTCGTGATACAGTCTCCGAAAGGAGTGCTGATGTCAGGTATCCCGAGAAAGCCACCGGAAGAGGGCTGCTACCGTTTCGTCGTCACCAACCGGCAGATCCATGCGGAAGGCTCAGATGTCTATCCATTCGAGTTCATTTCGTATGGCGAAAGAAAAATGAGCCGTGTGATCTACATTCCATGGCTTGAGAAGAACCAACACTGCCTGTTCTTCAACACAAAGCCAGCGTTCGACAGAGCGTGCGCAGAAGGGTGGCAGGACATTACGCAGCAGTGGAAGCAACACCTCGAAGAAAACAAGGTGGGCCCGACCACCGAGAGCCAGCAGGCAATCATGCGGGCGTTGAGCACCGCATGGGAGAGCAAGTCTGATATTGTCGCCAGAAGCCAGATCGCTGACTCCGAATGGCGTACTGCAATCAAGACCCTGATCGAAAAAGGGCTGGCTGAAAAGAAGGGAAACACAAACCGAAGCTATCGGTATCGCTTGGCGGAGTAGAAGATGGCCAGTCTCACATCGAAGGAAAGTGTCAAACGGGCTCTTGGGATTCCCGCTGGCGTAACGATGCACGACACCTACATTGAGGAGTTGTTGGTCGTTGCGGACGAGCAGATCATTTCCTTCTGTGGGATGTCAGGCATCACTGCTACAACCGTCTCGGAGACATACGACATTGGAACGAGGGGAGAAGACTCGTTGACCCTTCAAGGGTTCCCAATCACATCTGTTTCCTCTGTCGTCTCAGCAGGCCAAACGCTCACCAGCAGCCAGTATTATGTCGACAGCAGGTCTGGAACAATCAAGCTCACCTCTGCTGGGGCGTACTGGCCAGAGGGAAAGCAGGCCGTCAAGGTCGGGTATACTTTCGGGTATGCCACAACACCAGCAGACTTGAAGCACGCAGCTACGATCCTGACCTGCCAACACTTCAACAGCACCGGTCACGCTGGCTACTTGCAGGAAGCGGCGGGCGGGTATCGCTACAAGATGGATTCTTACGCGATGCCACCAGCGGCAGCGGCAATCCTCGCACGGTACAGGCGAATCTTTCCCAAAGGAGACTACCGATGAAGTTTTTTCGAGCAGACTGGGCTGGCGGCACGGTGGAGCTGGAAGGAAAGAGACTGAAGCCTCAAAAGGCAGGCTCAGTCTACATTCTGGAAGCGCATGCGAAGCACCGCGTCTCCCTTGTTGGACTTGGCTGGCGGGTGCTGTGTGCCCCCGTAGGCGTTTCAGGCAAGCCCGCCACGGCTGCACATGGGCCAACCACGCAGAACGCAGCCAGCGGGCCCTCACGGGCCGCTATGGCGCTGTCTGGCAACGCCCGCACGGTAGCCCGCGCCGTAAAGGCAGGAAAAATGGATGAACTGCTTGTGGAAATGCTGGATCTTGAGAAAGCAAAGACAAGCGGCAAGCGTGTCACTGTAATCTCGGTGATCGAACGCAGAATCGAGGCGATCTCAACATGAAGGTACTCGTCACAGGCGGCTGTGGTTTCATTGGCCAGCACCTTGTACAGATGCTCGTAGACAAAGGAGAGCGCGTCCTTGTCTTGGACATCGAGGACCGTTGCGCAACTGGCTCTGTCCGTGTCCGAGAGCTTGTAGGCGAGGGAATGTTCCATGGAGATGTGTGCGATCCAGCGATCGTCGACACTCTCGTTTCTTCTGTGGACATTGTCTTCCACCTTGCCGCACAGTCGCATGTGGACGCGAGCATCGCAAACCCGCTGGGTTCCATGTATGTCAACGCAGTTGGAACACAGATCGTTGCCGCTGCTTGTGCGAAGCATGACACCGCACTTGTCTACTGCTCCACGGATGAAGTCTATGGAGACAACTATGTAGATCACCCTTCTGGTGAATACATGACTCTCAATCCGAGCAGCCCGTACAGCGCGGGAAAGGCTGCTGGCGAGTTCGCTGTACGGGCCGCAGCAAGAAGCCTCGGCCTCGAAAGGTGGGCCATCACAAGAGGGTGCAATGCGTTTGGGCAGAACCAGTACACCGAGAAGCTGATTCCGATTGTCTGCAACCTGATCCAGCAGGGCAAGCCGGTCACCATCCACGACAATGGTACGCAGATTCGGCAGTGGATCCATGTGGAAGACTTCTGCCGTGGGCTGATGACCGTTGGACGCCATGTGCTGTGCGGGGCAGAGAAAGTCTGCCCCATCTACAATCTCGCAGGCCCAAGAAGAATGTCCGTGCTGGACCTTGTGGTGCGATTCCACCATGTAGCAACCGGCAAGCATGTTCGAGACTTCAAGTCCATCTGCAACTTCGTCGGTGGCAGACCGGGTCAGGACTGGAACTACAACATCTGCGACAAAAAGATGCTGGCAGGCTTCGGCTTCAAAGCAAAGCGAGACATCTGGTCGGAGAAGGAGATCCAGCTACTCCTGAACCACTACGGCTCTGACAAGGAGTTGATGATCTCGGACTATTCGAATGTGGAGAACAAACATGCTTCCACTGGCTCGTAATCAAGACTTCTACGGGTTTTTGCCGTGCAACAACAGCGAGAAGACCCTGCGAGACTCGCTGCACTACGCCAACACCACATTTCTGCTCTCTGGCAAGCCGCAGAAGTATGGACGCACAGATGTTGTCTCAGCCCAAGGGGATGTTGATAGCTTCCGCATCCCTGGAGGAACGGTCGTATGGGGGCACGACGACAAGAAGATGGCAGAAGAGATTGTGGCAGCGGGTGGCTTCGTTGTTGTGCTCTCCAAGAAGGCTCTTGGGCGAAAAACAAAGGCTGCTGTAGACTCTCTCGTCAGGGGTGGCGTGAAGGTCTTTGACCTTGCACAAATCAAGAAGCCGCACCGGCTTGTCTATGTGGCTGGGTGCCCGGTCATGGAATCGTACCGTGAAGTCGATGGGCTCAAAGCGTTCCACACGCTGCCGATGCCTACTGTCGAAACAGAGAAACAAGAACAACAAGGGGTGCCTGATGCACGGAACAGTGATGGAATACCTGCGCAAGATGAAAGCCCGCTACCCTGAACACTTCAAGGGTGGTGTGGTGCTGGAATACGGCAGCAGGGACATCAACGGAACACCACGGCCACTTTTCGACAGTCCAGAAAAGTATGTCGGAATCGACTGCCACGAAGGCGCTGGCGTGGACTGGGTTGGCATCTGCCACGAGTACGCGGAGATGGAAGAAGGCTCATGCGATGTGGTCGTCTCGACGGAGATGTTGGAACACGACCCGTATGTCGAGAAGACAGTCGCAGCAGCGTGGAAGATGCTCAAACCCGGTGGCATCTTTCTCGGGACCTGTGCTGGAAGATTGCGTGGTGCGCATCATCTGGAAGACAGCCCGACCCCCGGCTACTACGGTGGAGTGGACCCGGAAGACATCAAGGCATCATTGGCCCAAAACGGCGAGTGGAGCATGATTGAGGCATCATTCGTGCGCGGTAGGCTCGACACGACTTGGTGCGCAGTCAAACAATGAACCGCAACATCGAAAGCAGGGAGCAGGTGCTTGCTCTCGCAGGCCGGTACAGGACCATCATTGTGACTGGTCCGCAGAGGTCTGGAACGACCGCTGCTTCACAGATGATCGCAGAGGATCTGGGGTACGAGTACATAGACGAGGCACATCACGCGAATGAGATGGCCATGCTCACCCGTGTGTGCCTTGGTGCTGATGGCCTCAGAGATGGTGGCTTTGTTCTACAAGCACCTGCCCTTTCTTGGTGCATTGAGATGCTGCCGAGGGTCGGGTCAGTGATCGTGGTCTGGATGCAAAGAGACAGGGCCGCGGTCATTGCCAGCCAAGACAGAATCGGATGGACGAAGCAATGGGAGAGAGTTGAGCTTTCAAGGTACATCACCAAGTGGGGGTGTGATGCTCAAGAAAGGGTGGTGGACGCAAAAGTAAGAACATGGGAGAAGAAGCAGCGCAGTAGGATGAGAGTAGACACCGCAACTCTTTCCTACGAATCAGAGTATTTCCAAAACCATGATCGCTTCTTGGTCCAAGAAAACCGCGACTACTCTCACCCAAAGCAGAAAATCCCATGATTACGACCTCCGCAAACAGGTACATGTCTGTTCTCAGGCAGACCTCCTTCATCATGGATGCAGCTTCTGCCGCAGCAACGATGAGTGTAGACCGCTCAGTCGCTAATCAGGTCACAGGCACCTATGCGCAGGTCGTTGTTTCTGGCGGGACAACAGGCAGCGGCACGGTAACGATCTCTGGCACTGATACTTCTGGTGCCGCCACCAGTGAGACGCTGACATACACCAGCAATGGAACCATCGTTACGACCAAGAAGTGGTCGACCATTACTGGAGTCACCACTACCGGTTTGGAAGACGAGGCGACCGTGCCTACTGTATCGGTAGCTGCTGTCAGTGCAGACGGTGTCAGCAACCTGATCAGGAAGACGATCGTTACAGGTAGACCGGCTCTTTTGGTTGAGAAAACCGCGCCGGGGTATCCAGCGACTACGGCTGGAACAAAAGAGGTAGACAAGGCCGTCATCAGATTCGACTTTGAGGAAGTCTGGAGACCAAGGGTCGATGACTTGCTTGTGGACGCGGCCACTTCTGAGGAGTGGCTGGCTGTCGGTTGTAGGCTTGTCGGTTTCGGCTTAGGAAAACGCCACTGGTATGTGGAATCTCACCGCTACCAAACATGACACGAAAAACGCCCGGGAGGTGAAGAGTGTCTTTTGAGATCCAGAGAAACGAGGCCGTTGACTACACGGTCATCATTCCAACGATGGCAGAGCCACGGCTGATTGTGCCGTGTGTCGATAGTATTCTTCGCAGTGTGCCGAAGGGTACGAAGATGGCTCTCGTCATCGGAAGCAACACCGAAAATGCCGAGCACAACGCTGCCTCTCGGTATGCGGTGAGTGCATCTGTCGAAGCATACAACGAAGCGAACCAGACGGAGATCCACCTTGATTGGGTGGAGTTTGGCATGCCGATGGGCTGGACCGGTGCAGTCAACGGCTGCCTCCATGCGTGCGCAGAAGACGCAGATGGCCTCGCGGACACGGTTGTCATTATGAACGATGACACGATCGTGACCTTTGGGTGGCTGCACAAGCTGGAAGCTGGCCTCCATACAGACAAGATCGGCTTGTTCAGCAGAAAAGCAGCAATGGACGCTCAGGGCCTTCCTTCCTCTCATGCGCTGGTCGCGATGGAAGAGAAGCGCCCATGGAAGGTCGGCATGGTCGGCCCGGTGACAAACAATGCTGCTGGAATGCAGCGCGTCAATCTGCCGCAGGTCAACCTCGACACCGCCTCCTTGTTCTCCATGCAGGAGAGCGAGATGATCAACCAGTTCTCGCGGCAGAACGAGGAGCGCAATCTCGGGCAGGTCTTTGAGACCGATTTCCTCTCCGGCTTCTGCGTTGCGTACCGTCGAGAGATGATCAACGATCTGCTGCTGGAAGACCTGTCAGGCTGGCACTTCCTTGATCCGGTCTTTGGTGTTGGCGGCTATGACGACAACGACATTGCAGTCCGCGCACGGGAAGCTGGCTGGAGAGCCGGCATCTGCATGGACACATATGTTCATCACTTCGGCCACCAGACGCTCGACAACATCGCGCCAGAGATGATGCGGGGAATGAAAAACGCGAATGTGTATGTCAAGAAGTGGCAGAAGTACACGCAGCGTGATCAGCGCATTGTTGCCACCTACAGAGTCAAGCTCAACACATTCCACGACTACATGCTTCTGCGCAGCAGTGTGGCCCGCTCCGCGCAGCTTTTCGACGGCATCAGTATTCTCTGGACAGGTGCGCCTTCCAGCGTGTCAACTGCACCGGACTGGCGACCAGAATCCTTGAAAGATGAAGAGCTCTCCTTCATCCAGAAGTCTCTCAAAGCCTACCAGCGCGGCGGAAAGAAGCTGCAAAAGCTCACGGAAGACTGGGTGGGCTTGATCTCCGGAGAAGAGGTTTCTGTCGTTGCGGAAAAATGGAACGGAGACTTTGACGAGAGGGAAGAGAGAAACAAAGGCATCGAGCTTGCCTACAGCATGGACCCAGATTGGGTGATCTCCATCGACCACGACGAAGTAGTGGAAGACAGAATCGACCGGGCGTTCATCGAGCGGTTGATGAAAAACCCCAACCCGCTCGTCAGCGTGTACGACTTCAGCTGGATCAACCACTGGGATTCGCCCCGCCTCTACAGAAGCGATCAGCCTTGGTGCTGGGGCTACAGTAGCAACATGCGCGGCTTCCGCATGTGGCGCACCGGCAAGAACAACCGGCGATACATTCCGCTTGGGTACGGAGAAAAGGGTCTGCACTGCGGAAACTGCCCAGAGTACGGGTTCATTTCTCGGCGTGTCTGCTCAATGCGCTTCCGGCACTACGGGTACATCAGGTCCGAGGACCGGTATCGTAAGTTCAAGTGGTACATGGAGAAAGACCCGAACCCAGACCCGATGCTGACAGGCAACCCGGATGGGTACACGCACCTCGTCAACGAAGAGAACATGACGCTGTCGGCGTTCCGGGCAGACAACGGCATCTGCTATACGATGCTCCTGCACAAGGAAGAGCAGACAAACGACTTCCACAGAATCATCGACCGGCTGTACCCGGTATGCGACTACATGAACATTGTGTGGACAGCCGAGGGGGAGGTGCCAGAAGGCATTGCCGACATCGCTTCTGCATACGGTGTCGCCATTTGCCGGGAACGGTTTGAGAACGATCTCGCCGCTGTGCGGAATCGGGGCCTGCAAGACATTCACGCAAACCGCCCAAAGCATGCCCGGTGGGTGCTTTCTCTGGACTCGGACGAGTATTTTGAGGATGAGTGGCGTGCGACCGTCAACATCAGGCGCATGGCCGAGTGCAACAACTCTTGGGCGTGGATGTTCCGTTTCAAAAATCACAGGCCAAACGGGACTCACAACTACAGTGAGACGGCCCGCATGTTCTTCTTGGATCCAAGTGGAATCATGCAGTACACCGGAAAGGTGCATGAGACTGTCGAGCACTCTCTTGCGGAGCTGAAAGCTCGTGGAGTACACCCGCAGGTCAAGTACGCTCCATTTGAGATGGACCACATTGGCCTTGCGATCGACAACGAGGGCCTTCAAAAGAAGCTGGAGATGTATACCCGCTTGCTTGTTGAGGAGATCAAGGAGCGGCCCACAAGCTGTGGTCCGTGGGTTTCTCTCGCCTTGCAGTACGGCAACGAAGGTGACTTTGATTCGATGGAGCGGTGCCTGATTCAGTCTGTGAATCTTGCGGGCACAGCGTTTCTTCCCTTCAAGGAGATGGGCACCTTCCACCTTCGCAAGGCGCAGGTGATGCTCAACCAGTGCCTTGCCCGCCTTGCAGAGGGCCACCCGATGCACTCGTACATCGCTGGCATGAGCAGCATGCTTGCAGAGTATGTGCAGCCGCAGGCGGTGTCTGGATTGGCCGCAGAGGGTAAGCCTCAGAAGCTCGATGTCGACTTGGAAGACTTGATGAAGCGAAGCCATGATGCGATGGTGGGTCATCAAGCCAAGTAGGAGCCGCTGTGAGCGTGACCGTTGAGCTAAAGGAGATGAACGCCGTAATCAAGAGATTGCGGTCCATCGGCAATGGCCGCATCGGTAGGCGTGCGAAGCAGCGCGCGATTCGAGCGGCAGGAAAGCAGTTGGAGCGTCACACGCTGGTCAATATCAGCAATACGCAGTATTCTCTGGCACAGCTTGAAGCGATGGATCACCCCTACGCTCGACGGCACGGCTCGATCGGGGTCCACCCTGAAAAGCCGTACACGATTCACCGCCAAAGCGGCACCCTTTCGAGAAGCCTTGTCAGCAAGATGAAGGAAGGAAAGGAACCGGTTTGGCGTATCGGGTTCAAGTACGCTTCCAAAAGGTATTTCAAGTACCTGATTACTGGTACAAAGGTCATGCTTCCAAGGAATGTCCTGTATGATACTTCGCAAGAAGAGGTGGTCAGGACGAGCATGATCAAAGCCGTCAAGGGCGTGCTCTCCAAAGAGCTTCCGAAGGAGTAGCAAATGGCTGCTGTAAACATGGCGAGCCTTGAGCAGTTGAAGTTGCTTCTTCGGAACACGCTTCTACAGGACGCCTCAATCACCGCCGTCGTCGGCAACCGTATTCATGGTGCGCACATACAGACACCAGACATAGGCTCCATCGAGTACCCGCTGGTCGTCCTGGATTTTTCTGCTGGGGCTGTGGACCAGCCGGGGGCGTACCAACTCGTCACCCTTGATGTCTGGTGCTACACGCGGTCAAGTAGTGGTGATGCTCTCTCGCTTTACGACCTGTGCTTTGACGCTCTGCACATGCAGACGCTGCGGCAGGAAGGCATCAAGGCTGCTGGGTATGCGAGAGAGTCAATCCGGCCACGAGAGGGCTGGAATGAGATGCTTCGCTCATACTACGCGCAGGGTGAGTTCGCTCTGCGTGCAGCATACAGGGGTTGATGATGAGAACACCGGACTGGAGCACAAGTAAGCGCGATAGGTCTGCACCAGATCTGAGCATTGTCTGCCCGAGTTGCAAGTCTCAGGTCGCCACGCTTGGGTCTTCAATGACGATCAGCAGGGACCGGAAAGATGCGGAAAGAAAAGAAGCAACCTGTAGCCCTTGTGGAGAGAAGATTGTCTTCTGGTGCAAGAGGAATGGGTAAGCCCTTGGACAGGGAGGACAGGGTTTCTAAGTTGGAGGCAACAATCTCCGACATTGAAGTTCATGTCCTAAGCCTGCAAAGAGCTTTGATGCCGGGTGGCCAATCAGGCGAAGATCAGAAAGTGCAGAGCCAGATGCGTGATGATGTCTGGTGCTGCGAGGCTTGTGGTGCCCGTTTGGGTATCTACAACAAGCAAAAGGATGAGCTTCGCGTAAGGTACAAGGACTTCTGTGTATACATCATGCCCGGAGTGGGCGGCAGGACAATGGTTCCATGCCGCCGCTGCGGAGAGCAGAATGTCTTACAGGACACCCGCTGAAAATGATGGTGTAGACTGCAAAGCACAAGTGTGATAGAAAAACCGAGTATTGACGCCAGAACAGGCGCATCGGAAGCCCAAAAACTTCTTCGATAAAGAGGCCATTGACGATGCCCTACAATATTCCTACCGTCACTACCAACGACATTTCCTTTGGCCCCGCCGTCCTCTACATGGGCGCATCCGGCTCGACCCCCACTGTTGATGTTGGTTCGATCACGGAAGATGGTGTCACCATCGAGATCACTTCTGAGAAGAAGTACATCACTCAGGGCAACCCGAAGATCAACATCTACTCCTTCTCGCAGGCGCAGTCTGTGATGTTGAAAGTCTCCGGCATCGAATGGGACTTCACCAATCTCGCGTACGCGATCGG